CTCCCTGATGATCTGGATGTCGTTTTTCGCCCCAATCCCGGTCCGCAGACGGAGTTTCTGGCTGCACCTGAGAGGGAGGTACTTTTTGGAGGTTCAGCGGGCGGAGGCAAGAGCTACGCCATGTTGGCTGACCCGATGCGGTATTTCGACAATAAGAATTTTGCAGGGATACTCTTCCGCCGCACAAACGACGAACTGCGGGAACTGATCTGGAAGTCTCAGGAAATCTATCCCCGCGCCTTCCCCGGAGCCAAGTGGCAGGAAAAGAAAAGCCAGTGGGTCTTTCCCAGCGGTGCAAGGCTGTGGCTGACGTATCTGGAGCGGGACGAGGACGTCTTACGCTATCAAGGTCAAGCGTTCTCGTGGATCGGCTTCGACGAAATTACACAATACCCGACGCCCTTCGCCTTTGACTACATGCGGTCTCGTCTGCGTTCGACTGACCCCAGCCTGCCTCTGTCGGTCCGTGCCACGACAAACCCCGGCGGACCCGGCCACGGATGGGTCAAGAGGATGTTCATCGACCCCTCCCCGCCCAACACGGCATTCCCGGCCAAAGACATCAACACTGGCGAAAATCTGATCTACCCGCCGACCCATGAAAAAGCCGGACAGCCTCTTTTCTATCGCCGCTTTATTCCGGCCAGCCTGTACGACAACCCATACCTGAGCAACGACGGCGCGTATGAGGCCAACCTTCTGGCGTTGCCGGAAATGCAGCGCAGACAGCTTCTAGAGGGTGACTGGGCGATTGCAGACGGTGCGGCGTTCCCGGAGTTCCGACCTCACAGCCACGTCGTAGAGCCGTTCGAGATCCCAGACACATGGCGTCGTTTCCGCAGCTGTGACTACGGCTACAGTTCCTACTCGGCGGTGCATTGGTTCGCCATCGACCCCGCTTATGAGACGCTGGTCGTGTACCGAGAGCTGTACGTCTCTAAGCATACCGGCAAAGACCTTGCAAAGGCCGTGCTGGAGCAGGAACGCGGTGAGCGGATCGACTATGGGGTGTTGGACAGTTCGTGCTGGCATCAGCGGGGTCAGGTTGGCCCTAGCATCGCTGAAGAAATGATTGCAATGGGCTGCCGCTGGCGTCCGTCTGACCGTACCAACGGCGCACGGATCAACGGCAAGAACCGCTTCCACGAAGTCTTGAAGATCGACGAGGAAACCGGAACCCCCGGCATCGTGTTCTTCAACAATTGCCGCCAGATCATCGCGGATTTGCCGGTTATCCCTGCCGATCCTCGTGGTGGCGAAGACATCAACCCGAAATACGCTTCGGACCATGCCTACGACAGTGTTCGCTACGGCATCATGTCCCGCCCCAGAGCGTTTTCGCCCTTCGACGATGGTCGCGGCGTACCCAAGCAAAGATGGCGTCCGGCAGTACCGGCATTTGGCTACTAAGGAACATAAGTAATGGCATTGATGGACCCACCGGGACAGAACGTGTCCCCCGAGGATCAGACTGAGATCGACAGCAGCATTCAGCTGGAGGAAGACGGCGACGTCGCGCAGGAGAACCTCGACTACGGCGGGCTGACGTCCATGATTGAGGGCGCTTTCCGCCGCGCCAAAGACCGGCGTCATGCTGATGAACAGCGATGGCTGATGGCTTACCGAAACTATCGCGGTGTCTACGGACCGGACGTCCAATTCACGGATACTGAAAAGTCGCAGGCATTCGTCAAGATTACGAAGACGAAGGTTTTGGCCGCCTACGCACAGGTGGTTGATGTTCTGTTTGCGGGCAGCAAGTTTCCGATTGGTATGGAGGCACCCAGTGATCCTGTGGGTGTGGCTGGCGAGGTCAACTACGACCCTAACCGGCTGACGGACGATAAGGTTAAAGAAAAGGCAGACGTCGAGTATGACGTACCGCGTAAGTATGCCCGTCCTGACATCGAAAAAGACCTTGGCGTTTTCAAGGATAAGCTTCAGCCGGTTGAGGATGATCTCGTTGACGGCAGTTCATCGGCTCAAACTGCCATCAACTTCGAGCCTGCCAAAAAGGCGGCGAAGAAGATGGAAGACCGGATGCACGGCCAGCTTGAGGAAAGTCAGGCATCTAAGCATCTGCGGTTCTGTGCCTTTGAGGCCTGTCTGTTTGGTGAAGGCCTTTTGAAAGGCCCGTTTGCTTACGACAAAGAGTATCCCAAGTGGAACGAGGACGGTGAATACGAGCCGGAATTCCAGACGATCCCCAAGATCGAAGCGGTTTCGGTGTGGGATTTCTACCCTGACCCAGACGCCCGTAATATGGCCGAGGCTGAATATACGGTCCAGCGTCACCGCCTAAGTAAGACGCAGATGCGGGCGCTGAAAAACCGCCCCGCTTTCCGGGACGAAAGCATTGAGCTGGCGATTGAGTATGGCCCGAATTACCTCCCTGAAGACTGGGAGCAGATTCTTGACGACAGCGATACCACGGACACGGTAGATCGGTTTGAGGTGCTGGAGTATTGGGGCGTAGTGGACGCAGAGTCGGCGCAAGAGGCCGACCTCGACATTCCGGACGCTTTCTCGGATGCTGACGAAATCCAGATCAATGCGTGGGTGTGTAACGGACAAATCCTGCGACTGGTCCTGAACCCGTTCACGCCCAATCGTCTGCCCTACCACGCCGTGCCGTATGAAATGAATCCGTACAGCTTCTTTGGCGTCGGCGTGGCAGAGAACATGGAAGACACGCAGCTTCTGATGAACGGCTTTATGCGTATGGCGGTAGATAATGGTGCTTTGTCCGGCAACCTGATGGTTGAGGTGGACGAGACCAACCTTGTCCCCGGTCAAGAGATGGACATCTACCCCGGCAAGGTATGGCGTCGTCAGGCAGGCGCTCCGGGTCAGGCAATTTTCGGCACAAAGTTTCCCAACGTCTCCAATGAACTTCTGATGATGTTTGACAAGGCGCGGCAGTTGGCTGACGAGGCGACTGGTATGCCGTCATACGCCCACGGCATTGGCGGTGTTATGGGCGTGGGCCGGACGGCCTCCGGTATGTCTATGTTGATGGGTGCAGCCGCCCAGAACATCAAAGCTGTGGTGAGGAATATCGATGACTACCTTCTGGCACCTCTGGGTAAAGCTCTTTTTGCCTTCAACATGCAATTCAACTTCGACAAAGAATTCACGCAAGGGCCGTTAGAGGTCAAGGCGCGTGGGACTGAGAGCCTGATGCGGAATGAAGTCCGCAGCCAGCGCCTCCTGCAGTTTATGCAGATGACCGCGAACCCGATGATGCAGCCGTTTGTGAAGTATGACTACATTCTGCGTGAGTTGGCGGCGTCGATGGATCTGGACGAGGACAAAATCCTTAACGATCCGCGTGAGGCAATCATTCAGGCGAAGATGATGGCCGAAATCCAAGAGATGATGCCGCAGCCCGCCCCGCAGGAACAGGCTGGACCCGGACAAGGTCAAGGCGGACCCACTCCCGGTGGCCCGCCGCAGCCCTCAGACCCCACTGGCACGGGCAACGGCAATGTGGCCCCCGGAGCGGCCCCAGAACCCGGCGCAGCAGGCTTCACAGGAGCCGGTGGAGGCGCAAATGGGGGTAATCCCCAGCCAGCACCCCAAGGACAGCCCGGAGCCGCCCCACAGCGGCCCCAGTAACATACGCTCCGGCGTATAAACCCCCAATATACGGTCTAGCGCATGGAAAAGCACGTCTGCCGCGAGCTGCTGAAGCTTGTGAACGATCCCGACACTTATACGGCTCTGCATACCTACATGGAAGCCCGACGCGCATTGCTTCTGTCGCGTCTGGAGCAGGCGAACGACATGGATGAAGTCCGGTCGATTCAGGGGGCGCTTAAAGAAGTGGGCCGCCTCGACACTCTACAAGAAGAAGTCCGCAAAGGAGCCAAATAATGGCAGAGCGCGTAGATCGTGAAATGGAAGAGATGGGCCTCCGACAAGATGGCGACGTGTTGGTTCCATCGATTACAGATGCAGAGCCTACGCGCACTGGTCCCCGTGAAAACAGGTTTGGCGACACTATTGCGAAGTACACGTCTGGCCCTCTTCAAGAGGCGTGGACGCGGGCGATGGATGCCGGTCAGATTGACGTCGACCCCGACGACCCGGCGCTAATCACAGCCCTTAAACGCGCCAACGACTATTTTGGCGATATGGCTTTGGCGGGACTGGGTGTCGGCGAGGCGGGCGCTAAAGCCGTCGCAGCGTCGGTAGGTGAAGTATTTGGCGATGTAGGCGGTCAGGGCCGGTCGGGCGAGGAGCGTCTTACCGAAGATCTTATGGCAATGCCGGAGGCGTTTGCTGGGGCCGGGATTAGCCGTGGCGCAAATATGCTGGACGATGTTTTGGACACCGGCGGGGACGCCGTCCGCTACATCGGGCGAACAGCCAAAGACCGGGCCAATCAACCGGGCGAAGTTCCCGTAATGGGAACCAACCTCGGGAACGTCGGCAAGACTGATGCGCCGTTTGATGCGGACCGAGGTGGGTCGCCCAGCAGCCCGTCTAAACCCGTAATTCGCACCGATAATCCGGGGGGCAATTGGCTTAGAAAAAAACAAGAGTCTGCTGAAGAAGATATGCGGACCGAGCCTAGCGGTAGTGTGGCTTCCAAGGGTATGGCCGGTTCTATTACAGGGTATATGGACTCTCCACAAATGCTCCCAGTAAATCGCCTAACGGGTTTAAGGGGGGCGTTGGGCGAAAGTCGTACTGCTGGAGATCCGCGGTTCGACGAATTATTGGCGCGTGTTCAACAGGACGGTTTTGATCCGCAACAAGGCGGTAATTCAATTTTAATTGGGGTTAACCACCGAGGTGAGGCTTATCTCCTCGAAGGGAATTCACGGTTGGCCGTCGCTCAAGAACTAGGTGTCCCTAATATTCGGGCGGAGGTTCGTTATTTCAACGGTGGCGAAGAGGTTGGCGGGGAGTTTTCGCCTGACCGGATTGAGGAGATGATTGCGCTTGATACCGGGGCTGCAGACTTAGACACGCAAACTGTACTAGGCCTTCGGGCGAATGAGATGGCAAAACCTGTAAAAGACAGGGTACAACCGTCCGGCTCCGAGCCGCTGTTCGACTTTTCTCCAGAATCCTACGAGAGAACTCTGCCAGACCAAAAAGAAACGTATGTGCCACGCCAACCGGCGGGTTCGAACAATCCACTGCCAAAATTTGATCGTGGACGTCCTGTTCAGGAGATGTCGGACAAGATTGCGGATCGT